GTGGTTGTGGTACGCCTCGAGAGCGAGGGATTCGATTACTTGCATGGTGCTGGCTCCCCGACCGGCCGCGCGTGTATGCCGGTCATTGGTTTGGATGCGTACATGAACTCGCAGCGGGACAGCAGGATCCGCTTGCCTGTCCATGCGCTGCCGTCATGGCCGAATGCTCTGGCGATGCGGCTTTGGTTCTGCAGGCTCGGGCGATACGTCGAGCCATCATCGAGGCTGACTACCAGTCCGCCGTCCCTGGCCGCGCCAACGGAGACGATCGTCACCGTTCGCGGGCCTGCGATTAGGTCGTTGGGGTGCAGTTGCGCCATCGCGGCTAGACCGTGGCCGGCATCGGGCAGCCGGGGCTCGTGCAGCCGGTCGAGTCGCCCTCGGTGAAGGTGAGGCAGCACTCTTTGCACTCGATCCGCTTCGGCTCCGGCGTGGCGCTCGCGCGCTCGATGGTGATCTGGTATTCGGTGTCGGACTGGTACTTTTTCCTCATGTCGAGGAGGCGGGTCGGCTGGCGCATCAGGCGCCGGTTCATCCAGTATTGAACCGCCTTGAGTACCATTTCTTCGCTCAGGGTCATCGTGATCTGTTCTACGTTCATTCTCTCGTCCTCAAGTTCGCGACCGGGATGGTCGCCTGTTGTGGTGTTGCGATCGTCTCAACATCGATGACCGTTGTCAACACTTCGTCCGTTGCTGTATGCTCAACGCCGTTACCTTCATTGGAACGCCTCATGGCACAGAAAAAAACCCCGGCCGATCGCGTCATAAAGGCATTCGGTGGGGTGCGCGCGACCGCTCGGGTGCTCGATATCTCGCCTGGCGCCGTCTCGCGCTGGAACTCGCCCGCCGATAAAGGCGGCACCGCTGGTCGGGTTCCGTCCGCTCGGCAGTACGACATCCTGCGCGAGGCTAAGAAGCGCGGGCTGGATTTGAAGGCTGAGGATCTGATCGCGAAGTGAGCATCCAGACCTACGAAATCGTCGTGTCCGAATTCGGGCTGGAGATCCGGCCGGCATACGCTGGCGAGTGGGTTCGGTTCGCCGACGTGGTGGAGCAGCGTCTCCGTCGCGACGACGAGTTTAACGATGCGCTCGCAACGCAGCGGGTGAGGATCGGGTGGGTTCACCGTCACGAGATGGAGCGGGCCGAGATCGTGATCATGAACGCGAAGCTCGACGTCGAAGAACTCAAGGCCGAGCGGAAGCGGCTGAAGAATCAGATTTACGCGCTCCGGCGCCGTGTTCGGGAACTCTCCGAGTGACCGCCTTCGACGGCATGCGCGTGGGCGATCTCCGGCAGTTCGTGTGGGTCACGTACCGCGTGGTGCTGCTCGCTGCTCGTGAGGACACCGCGGAGACCGGCCGCGTGTACCGGGTTTATCCGGCAGACCGTCGCCGACCACTCCGGCGGTGGGTCCGCTGCGTGCGCGTCGCATGATCGAGCTCCGGCCCTACCAAACCGACCTGATCGACCGGACACGCGCCTCACTCCGGACGCACCGCTCCTGCCTGATCGTGTCACCGACCGGCTCGGGTAAAACGGCGCTCACCGCGTCCATGCTCGGGACCGCGGCTGAACGTGGCCGGCGCGCGTGGTTCATCGTTCACCGGCGCGAGCTCGTCATGCAGACGGCTCGGACGTTCTTCCAGGTCGGGATCCCGCACGGCATCGTCGCTGCAGGGTTCCGGCCATCGCCTGGCGCGCTGGTCCAGATCTGCATGGTCCAGACGCTCGACAAACGCCGGCACAAGCTGGCGCGGCCGAACTTCATCGTCACCGACGAGGCGCACCACACCGCTGCAGCGACCTGGGCGCGCATCATCGGCGACCACTCGGACGCGTATCACGTCGGGCTCACGGCAACGCCTGAGCGCCTCGACGGCACCGGGCTCGGCGCATGGTTCGAGGACATGGTGCAGGGACCGTCGACCGCGGATCTGATCCGCGACGGCTACCTGTCACCGTACCGGCTGTTCGCGCCGTCCGTTCCGGATCTGACTGCAGTCCGCTCGCGCGCTGGAGACTTCGCAGCCGAGGCTCTGGTCGATGCGATGGATACGCCGTCGATAACAGGCGACGCGGTCATGCACTACCTGAAGCTGGCGCCTGGTAAGCGGGCGATCGTGTTCTGTGCGTCGATCGCGCACTCGCTCCACGTCCGCGACCAGTTCCTGCACGTGGGCGTGCCGACGGTTCACGTCGATGGAGATTCCGAGACCACGTTCCGCGACCGTGCGCTGGCGTCGTTCGCGGCTGGCGACATCAAGGTGCTCTGCAACGTGGACCTGTTCGGCGAGGGTGTGGACGTGCCTGGCATCGAGTGCGTCATCAACCTGCGGCCGACGCAGTCGCTCGGGCTCGCGCTGCAGCAGTGGGGCCGCGGGCTCCGGCCGAAACCGGACGGCGGCGAGTGCATCATCCTCGACCACGCTGGCAACGCGCTCCGGCACGGGCTCCCTGACGATCCTCGCACCTGGTCGCTCGATGGCGCCAAGCGCAAGAAGAACGCCGCGGCTGTCGTGGTCGCGGTTCGCCAGTGTCCGGCCTGCTACCGCGTGATGAGCGCCTACGTTCGCGTCTGCGACTGCGGGCACGTCTGGATCCCTCATGGCCGCGAGGTCGAGGAGCGCGCTGGCGAGCTCGTGGAGATGGATCCGGACACGGTTCGGCGCTCTCGGTACTGGAAGGAGCGCAGCGAGACGAACAAGGCGCAGACGCTCGAGGATCTGGTCGCGCTGGCAAAGGGCCGCCGGTACAAGAATCCGATTGGATGGGCTAAGGCTGTTTTTAACGGGCGCCGCAGGCGCGCATAACCAAGGAGACGACAAATGTCGATCACGCGTATCTACAAAGTAACCGAAACCGGCAACGACGGCCGTGTCTGGCTGGTCGACGCACCCTCACAGTCCGGTGCAGTGGCTTGTGTGGCGCGTTCTCTGTTCTCGACGGAGATCGCGAAACCCAAGGAAATCATTGGTCTGATGAACGCTGGCGTTACGATTCTGTCGGCGGTTGAGGTCGATCCGGCCGGCGAGTGAGCCAGTCACGAGACCTGACCGCCCGAATCCTTCTCGCCCTCTCACAAGCAGGGCATCGGGCATTCCGCCACAACGTGGGCGTTGGGTGGGTCGGTAAATCGACCCGCTTCAACGTCGCCACGACAGTGCATGTGCTGCCTGGCGACGTGGTGATCCGCAACGCGCGTCCGCTGCACGCTGGCCTCGTGGTCGGGGGCTCGGACGTGATCGGCTGGACCAGCACGGGCCGGTTCCTCGCGGTTGAGGTCAAGGCGGGCAAGGACCGCGAATCGCCTGAGCAGGTCATATTCCGCCAGCGGGTTACCGAGGCCGGCGGCATCGCTGTCGTCGCGCATGACGTGGAGCAGGCGATGGATGATGTGGAGCGGCTAATCTAGTGTTGCCATTTACTCAACACCTCGCTACGCTCTGACGGTCTGTCCTGCCAGTCCGCTCTGAGGGGAACCATGAACTCTGGCACGCTCGCCCCGGTCGTCATCGTGCCGGTACCGGCCGACTCTCCGGCGCCGTCCATGCGCGACGTGTCGTTCGGAAAACCCACCGAATCATGGCCTTATCGTGGGGCTGGCGGTGAGCTGTTAGGGCACGTCGCCAAGTATTACCGGCCCGGCGCCGAACCTGTATTCATCCCGTGGGTGTGGTCCCATAACGGCTGGATCGAACGCATGTGGCCGGATCCGCGTCCGCTCTACGGGCTCGATCGGCTCGCCGCTGCTCCACGCCGACCCGTCCTGATCTGTGACGGCGAGGAGGCTGCCACCGTCGCCCAGATGTTCTGCGACCGCAAGTACGTGTGCGTCACATGGCCGGGCGGAATCCTCGCCGCCCATGCGGCTGACTGGCGTCCGCTCGCCGGCCGTACCGTCGTGCTCTGGCCGAACGCCGGGGTCGAAGGGCTCCAGACGATGTTCGACCTGGCGACGATCGTCGAGCCGATCTGTCACTCCCTAAAGATCATCGACCCAGACGGCAACTCGGACGGCTGGAACGCCACACACGCCGGGTTCGATTGGGACGCCTTCTCGTCATGGTCCCGGCCGCGCATGCGCCCCGTCTCGAAACCGAAACCGGAACCACCGGCCGCGGCAGGCTTCGCTGCTTGGGACGCGCTGCAGCTTTCGCTCAACGGCAACGGCGCCCCGCACGATAACCTCGACAACGCCATCCGCACCATCGAGAAGGATCCGGAGCTCGCGCGGCACGTCTGGTTCGACGAGTTCCTCGACGCCGTCCAGACCGACTGGCAGGGCTCGCAACGCGAGTGGTCGGACGTCGATTCGATCAAGCTGCAGCTCTACCTGCAACGCCACATCGGCCTGACCAAGATATCCCTCAAGACATGTGACAACGCGGCCCAGATGGCCGCCCACCACGACATCCGGAACGAGTGCAGGGCCTGGTTGGAGTCGATCGAGTGGGACGGTGTCGATCGCCTGCAGGATCTGTTTCCGGTCGGTTTCGGCTCCAAACGCGACGCCTTCACCGAGGCGATGGGCCGCTGTTGGCTGGTGTCGATGGTCGCTCGTGTGTTCGAACCTGGCGCCAAGGTCGACACGGTCCCGGTGCTCGAGGGTGAGCAGGGCAAGCTCAAATCCACAGCACTCGGGATCATCGGCGGGAAGTGGTACGTCGAGTGCCACGAGTCGGTCCTGCACAAGGATTTCTATTCGATCATGACCGGCCACATGCTGGTCGAAATCGCCGAAATGCATTCCTTCTCGCGCGCCGAGGTCGAACGCATCAAGGGCGTGATCTCCTGCCGCGTCGATCGCTACCGAAAACCCTACGACCGCCATGCCGCAGACCATCCGCGGCGCACAGTCCTGGCCGGCACCACAAACCGCGACGACTGGCAGAAGGACGACACCGGCGCTCGCCGATTCTGGCCGGTCATCTGTCTCGCCACCGATCTCGACTGGATCCGCGAGCACCGCGACATCCTCTTTGCCGAGGCCGTGGCGCGCTACAAACGCCATGAGGCATGGTGGGACGTCCCGGCCGACCTGCAGGCCGCTGAAACCGACGCCCGCCGCGAGACCGATGCCTGGGAACCGATCATCTCCGGCTTCCTGGCGAGCACCACGCGCGACCGCATCCTGCTCCACGAGGTCCTCGAAGAGGCGCTCAAGATCGAGCCCGGCCGGCAGGATCAACTCGTCCAGAAACGGGCCGGGCGAATCCTGCGGCTGCTCAAGTGGAAGAACAAGCCACTCCGCAATTCCGCGGGGATCCTACAAAAAACCTGGGTCAGACCGGACGTGTTACCCGAAATACAGGTAACGGGCGAGCCTTCGGGTAACAGCTATGACATTGAATTCTAAAACTAATTACCCGTGTTACCTATGTTACCCCTATATCCGTGGGTATTACGGGTACACGCACACACACATCACGCGCATGCATGTGGGAAGTGTTGCGGAGGTGGGGAAACACGGGTAACGGGGTAACGTTGTTAAAAATCAAAGACTTACGGCGACGGGTACGGGTAACAGTACGGGTAACGGGTAACAGCGAGGAGGATCTCGGAATGGCGACTGACAACAGTGATCTTACAGGCGGCTTGCTGATTCGGCGGGTGGCGAACGGGTTCATCGTGACGCCGCCGTTCGACCCGCAGCCACGTATGGTGGTGACGTCGTGTTACGAGCGGGTGTTCCAGCGGCTCGGCCGGTCTGTCGGGCAGGAGGGCGCCACGGACCTGGACCTGCTCACGTTCCTTGAGGCGGTGTTTCGGGAGGACGCGCCATGAGACCCCAAGGCGGCGGTCACCGGACCAGATTCCCAGGCATCGACGTCCTGCTCGCGGACATCCTGGCCGGGCTGACTTACGAGCAGATCGGCGGCAAGCACGGCGTGACGCGGCACACTGTCGCGAATTGGGTCTGTCGTCACCGGCTGACTGGTCACAGCGCGCATAAGCGTGGCGATCACGAGCGCGGGCCGAGACCGCCTGCTGAACATCCGTCGTTCGGTGCGTATGGTCCAGAGGCGTTTGCGCGGGTTCGGGTGGCGTGGATGGCGTTGTCGAACGTCGGTGCTCGCGGCTACGATAAGCGGTCATGAGCGAAGTCAACGATGGGATGACCCTGCCGTACGAGCGGACCTGCAGGACGTGCGGGTACTACCGCGAGCACCCTGATCCGAAGGGGCCAGTGCCTGGCGATGGGACGTGTCGTCAGCGTCCGCCCGTCATGGTGGGCTTCCCCACCGTGCGGCAGTTCGACTGGTGTGCGGGCTGGCGTCACGACAGCGAGCGGCCGTACCCGGTGAGGATGTATCCCGCTGATGCTTACGATTGAATACCGCGCGCCCTCGAGCCTGACGCCCTACGCCGGCAACGCACGCACGCACTCGGTCGCCCAGGTCGAGACCATCGCCCGCTCGATCACTGAGTTCGGGTTCACGAATCCGATCCTGCTCGGCGAGGACGGCACGGTTATCGCTGGTCACGGCCGCCTGGCTGCTGCTACGCGGCTGAAGCTCGAGCAGGTCCCGACGATCAACTGGTCGGGCTCACGCCGGCGCAGCAGCGGGCTCTGGTGCTGGCGGACAATCGGATCGCGCTCGATGCCGGCTGGAACATGGACATGCTCGTGCTCGAGCTCCAGGCGCTGCGGACCGATGGGTTCGACCTGTCGCTGGCTGGGTTCACGCTGGACGAGATCGGTGCGCTCACGAAGCCTACCGACGAGCGGGATCCGGACGATGCGCCTCCGCTCGGGCACGTCCGGTGTGCGGTCGGCGAGGTCTGGGCGCTCGGTCCTCACCGGCTGATCGTGGGCGACGCCACCGACCCGCTCGTGCTCGAGGAGGTGCTCGGCTCGGCGCAGGCTCACATGATCTGGACCGATCCGCCGTACAACGTGGCGTACTCGGGCAAGGCCGGGACGATCCTGAACGACGCGATGGCGAACGTGGACTTCGGTGCGTTCCTCGAGGCGTCGTTCCGCGCGATGCACCAGTGGCTGCAGCCTGGCGGTGCGGTGTACGTGGCGCATGCCGACACGGGTGGGCTGCAGTTCCGGGTGGCGTTCGAACTCGCGGGATTCAAGCTGTCGGGGTGTATCGTCTGGCGCAAGGACGCGCTGGTACTCGGTCGTTCGGACTACCAGTGGCAGCACGAGCCCATCCTGTACGGGTGGAAGCCTGGCGCTCGGCACCGCTGGTATGGCGGGCGCAAGCAGACGACGGTCATGGATCTCGGCGAGGGCTCACCGTTCCAGCGCATGGAGGACGGGCGATGGCAGGTCACGCTTGGGGACCGTGTGCTCATCATCGATGGCGCCGCTGTTGTCGAGGAACTTGTGCCGTCCGTGATGCGCGAGCCGCGGCCGAAGCGCTCCGAGTATCATCCGACGATGAAGCCCGTTGCGCTGGTCGAGCGCATGCTGCGTCACAACGCACGGGCGGGCGACACGGTGCTAGATCCGTTCGGCGGCTCGGGTTCGACGCTGATTGCGGCTGACCGGCTCGGGATGCGTGCTCGGCTGGTGGAGCTCGATCCGGCGTATGCGACGGTTATCGTGGAGCGGTGGGAGCGGTGGTCTGGTCTGAGTGCGGAGGTGGTTCGTGGCTGATCTGATGATGCGTTGTCTCGTGGTGTGCGTTCTGCTGTTCGCGACGCCGTGCGGCCTCGCAGCCGCACCGAACGTCGTGCTGATCCTTGGCGATGATGTTGGCTGGGGCGACGTAAGGCCGAACAATCCTGCCGGCAAGGTGGAGTTGCCAGCTATCGAACGGCTTGCAGCCGAAGGGCTGCGATTCACAGACGCGCACGTAACCGCGTCGAAGTGCGCCCCGTCGCGCTACAGCATCATGACGGGGAATTACCAGTGGCGCGGCAGGAAGCCGTGGGGCGTGTGGAACCACGTTGCGGGATCTCAGATGCTGCCTGGCCAAGAGACGCTCGGTGACATGCTGCGCCATGCTGGGTATACAACCGGATTCGTGGGCAAGTGGCACCTTGGCTCGCGGGTGTATATCCGCGGGGGGAATTCGTTCGCGAAGTTGAGCACGGCAGACGATCGCGTTGATTTGTCGCGAGGGCTGATCGACGGTCCATCTGCTCATGGGATCGACTCGTCGCTCGTGCTGGTCGGTGGAATTCAGCAACCGCCGTATGCGTATTTCCGTGATGGTCAGTTGGTCGGGAATCCCGATGACTGGATCACATGGCATAAGGGCAACTACGGCGATACGGAGATCGGTACGGCAGGGATCGGCCTTCCTGAGTGGAACACTCGCGAAACTGGGCAGACGCTGGTTGACGAGGCTGCCGCATTCATCCGCTCGGCAGAGCAACCGTTTTTCCTGCACGTGAGCGCAACATCTGTACACGTTCCGCACAAGCCGCCTGTTGCCATCGGGGATCGCTTGGTCGCAGGACAGTCCGGCATGACGCCGCGCGCTGACAGATTGATCGAGCTCGACGCTACGGTCGATTACGTCGTTCGCGAGTTGGAGGCGCAGGGCATCGCTGATGACACGATCATCATCGTAAGCAGCGACAACGGCGCGGCGAATAACGGCGAGCCCGGACAGTACGGGCACAAACCTAACGGCAACTGGCGCGGATACAAGGCGACGATCTACGAGGGCGGGCATCGAGTCCCGCTGATCATGCGCTGGGGCGATCGTCTCTCGGGTGTCAGCAACGCGCTGGTTGGCGTGCATGACCTGTACGCCACGCTCGAGGATCTGACCAACACGGAATCAAGTCAGGGTCGCGACAGTGTGAGCCTGATGCCGATCCTGTTGGGCGAGGCTTCCTCTGTCCGCGACTCCATGGTGTTCGAGGCTGACTCGCCAGACAAACTCCATCCGGGCGGGATCAGCGGGAATCACTTCGCGTACCGATCGGGCGATTGGAAGCTGGTTTGCAACGCTTCGGAGCAACCTGTGGGGCTGTACAAGCTATCGACTGATCCGGGCGAGGCGGTCAACCGAGTGAATGAACCGGGCCAGAGCGGACGGGTTGCGGATATGCGGACTGCGCTGCTCGCAGTGTTGGCAAGCGCGAGGACTGCGCCGTGACGACCGAGCGATTCGTCCCTCCAACGGGCGAGCCAGTCGGCGACGCTGGCCGCGATCCGCTGACTGGTCACGTCCTGCCGCACAAGCGTGACGAGCTCGTGGCTGGCAAGGTCGAGGCGATGACGGCGCTCGGGCTCACTGTGGAGGCGATCGCCATCGAGCTCGACCTGCGGCCGGGTCAGATCCGCGAGCACTACTCGCGCGAGATCGAGGTGGCGACGGTGCGTGCTCACGCTCAGGTCGCGAAGGCGGTATTCGACATGGCGTCGAAGCCTGGGAACCTGCCCGCGTCGAAGTACTGGCTGGAGAACCGGGCGCCGGAGTCGTGGACCAAGGACTCGGAGAAGGCGCCCACCACGGTGATCGTGGAGGTTCGGCAGTTCGGGCCGCCTGCCGATGCCACGTGAACTCCGGATCCAGCTTCCTGCCCGCGGGTGGGAGCCGCGGCACTACCAGCTCGAGGCGTGGCTCGCGTTCGAACGTGGCGTAACGCGGTTCTGCGAGCCTTGGCACCGTCGCGCGGGAAAGGACGAGTTCGCGCTCGCGGCTGCTGCTGTCGGTGCACATCGGCGTGTCGGCACGTACTGGCACATGCTGCCGAAGGCGAACCAGGCGCGTAAGGCGATCTGGGATGCGGTGAATCCGAACACCGGCCGGACGCGGATCGACGACGCGTTTCCTGATGGGCTGCGCGCATCGACCCGGTCTCAGGACATGTTCCTGCAGTTCCACAACGCCTCGACGTGGCAGGTTCTGGGGTCGGATAACTTCGGCGCTGCGATCGGTTCGCCGCCGGTCGGCGTGGTGTTCTCCGAGTACTCTCAGGCTGATCCGAACGCATGGGCGTTTATCCGGCCGATCCTCGCGGAAAACGGCGGGTGGGCGATGTTTATCAGCACGCCACGGGGTAGGAATCACTTTTTTCGGATGTACGAGTACGCGAAGAACGATCCGACCTGGCACACGCAGCACCTGACCGTTGAGCAGACCGGCGCCGTCTCGATGGACATCATCGACACCGAGCGGCGCGAGCTCCGGGCCGAGCGTGGGTATGCCGAGGCCGACGCGCTGATCGCGCAGGAGTGGTACTGCGACTGGAACGCTGCGATCCCTGGCTCGTACTACGGTGCGCTCATGGACCGCCTCGAGAAGGCTGGCCGGGTGGGCGACTATCCGTTCGTGCCTGGCCTGCCGGTGTTCTCGGCGTGGGACATTGGCAAGGGCGACCAGACGGTCGTGTGGTTTTTCCAGGTCCTCGAGAACGGCCGGATCCGGATCATCGATGTCCTGTCGGGCTCGGGTGTCGGTCTCGACTACTACGCTCGGGCGATCCTGTCTCGCGGGTGGGTGATGCCGTTCAACATCTGGCCGCCGGACGGCGGGATCCACGAGTGGGGCAACGAGAGCAGCCGGCCGGAGCAGGCGCAGAAGTACGGGCTAAAGCCCTACGTTCTGTCGGTCGACCAGCGAGGATCGCGCGAGATGGGCATCGCGGCTGTTCGGACGCTGCTGCAGGACATCGAGTTCAACAAGACGCCGGCTCCCTGGCCGCACGAGATCGCCGAGGCCAAGAACCTCGAGGACGCGCAGCAGGCTGCGAACGACCGCATGGCGCGCGGGATCGATGGGATGCGGGAATACCACCGTGAGTGGGACGAACTCCGCAAGACGTTCCGCGATGAACCTGTCCACGATTGGGCGTCCGACTATGCGGACTCGATGCGCTACCTGGCGCTCGGTCGCCGTCACATACCGTCTGGGATGCTCCCTGGCGCGGCGCAACTCGGACCCCGCCAGACGGTGGCCTTGTCGGACTACAGCATGTTCGGGTAGTCTCCGGTTCCGTAGGACCGCTCTGACGGCTGTCTGACGGAGGTTCCCGATGGGTCCAGCGAAGAAACTCGCCAAGGCGTCACTGGCGCCGCTCTCGGCTTTCGGCGACATGCTCGGGTTCGGCGAGACGCCTGGCATGCCAGAAGCGCCCCCTCCACCGCCCACCATCGACGACGCGCGCGACAAGCAGTCCGCTCTGGACCGTGCTCGGCGGCGCCGTGGTCGCGCTGCAGGTCTCTACACGTCGCCTACCGGGGTGGGTTCATCGCCGGTCGGCAAACAGCAACTTGCGGGGGTGTGACCGATGGCGTCTCTGTACATCGAAGAGTTCGAGGCGATGGGTACAGCCGCGAACGGGCAGGCGATCCAGGCGCCGCTGCAGGTATCGCTCGCGACGCAGAAGTTGACCATCGGGGTCGCGGTCGCATCGGAAGCGTTCCACGCACGCACCAAGTACGTGCAACTCCACGCGGATGCCGTGTGCAGCTATCGGTTCAGCATCGCTGGCACCGATGCCGCGGTGACGAACATGCGGATGCCGGCCAACGCTGACCGTTTCTTCGTGGTCCCACCTGGCGTGGGGATGAAAGTCTCGGTTATCACGAACACCTGATGGACGTCGTGCCGTCAGGCGGCGCGTCATGGAGCCACCGCGCTGCGAGTGGCGGGATCGGCGTTCTCTCGGGGAATGTGTTCGTGCAGGGGCTCGTCGAGATCGGGCATATTTCCATGTCTACGCTGCTTGCCACGTCGCTCGGCGGGCTCATTGCAATCATCGTCAACACCGCTTGGTCGCGGTGGGTGGGCGCTGACTGATGTGTGCTGCTCCTGTATGCGATGCGAACACCTACGGGGTGGCGCTGGCGGCGGACGGGTTGTTGCACTCACAACCAGGGCGATGGGCGGATATATCGCCGTTCGATTTTTACGCGGGCGGGGATGAGTTCCGCGTCCGCCTGCCTGGCGGAAATTGGGTCGGCGAGGATGTAAACACCGGCTGGCGATCGGACCTGTTGAGCGTTGTGGGTAACAAGGTGCCCAACGTCGTCATAGATCCGATCGATGATGAGCCGATCTCTACCGTGGCGGTGTCTGGAGTTAGCAACCTCTCGACGCAGGGCCACAAGGTTCAGTTACGCAAACTGACCAGCGAGTCGTATGGAACCGCTGTGACGGTCGCGTGGACGGCTCACGGGCAGTCTGGAACATGGACTGTGGCTACCGTGGAGGCTCCTGCGGTGATGTACGGCTATGGCGCGGACACGACCGGAGGGTTTGGTGGCGTCGCCATTGAAGTCAACCGATTGGATGATGATGACGATCCCGGTTCGCTGCGCTATGCGCTGGAGTACGCTCACGCGCGGATTGTGACGCCGACACTGTCGGGAACCGTGGATCTTGATCGGGACATCGACGTTAAGTCCGATCTGACATACGACGGACTTTCTGGCGCAGGTCACTTGCTCGTCGTGAAGCGCGGGATGCTGAAGATTGTGGACGAGCACAACATCATCATTCGCAACCTCGCCATGCGTCCGGGTGACGAAGAAAACGACGACGACAACGACGAAAACGACGCCGGCCAGGACAGAAACACTGCCGATGAACGTGATGCGCTCTCGTGCAACGGGACGCGCCAAAGTTTGCCGGCGTCGCCGGCGACCGGGACGATCGTTGCAAACCCCGGCTCCAAGGCTGTCAGCAGCATTACCAGAGCAGCGAACGTGGCGACGGTTACTACGGGGAGTGCTCACGGGTGGTCTACCGGCCAGGATGTGACGATCTCCGGGGCCAATCAAACCGAATATAACGTCCCCGCTAGAATCACTGTGACGGGAGCCAGCACGTTCACATATCCGGTGGTCGGCGATCCGCGCGATGTGTACAACATCTATCTCGACCACTGCGACATGATCTGGGGGCCGGACATCGGCGGACCGTCGTTCCTGAGCAACTGCCACGATATAACGATCGTTGACTGCGTCATCGGTGAGGGGCTCAAGCTGTCGCGGCACCCAGAAGGCGTTACCTTCAATGCTGATGGTAGTGCTGCTAACGGTCACGCGATGGGGATGAACATCGCGCAGCAGGACAGCGATTGGGTGGCTCACGGGCTAGGTGATCGAGATAACGACGGGGTGCAGGACGACTTGGAGATAGTGACTCCGCGGCGGATCACTTTGTACCGCAACCTCATAACAACCAATCGCGACCGGGTTCCTAGGATGGTGCGTCCTGAGTACATCGATGTGGTGAACAACGTGCTCTACAACAACTGGAACGCTCCAAGCGGCACGGTCCGCAAAGTCAATCTCGTGAATAACCTGTACCGCAAGGGACCGCAAAGCAAACGGAATGAAATTTACCGCCCGACCACCGGGCATGAGCTCGGCCCCACTAGTGCCGCTGGCGTGTATCAGTCCGGCAATGTGGGGGAGGACAGTGATGCGAGTGATGGTTTGTGGGGTCTGATTCAAGGCGGCGCAAATAGCCTCTACAGTTCGACGGTGCATGAGGAGACCACGGGTTCGTTCTCGATTCCTTCCGCTGACCTCATGACGGCGGAATCCGCGGAGGATTACGTGCTTGGGCATGCTGGCGCCACTGTTGGAGGTGTGCGCGATGCAGTTACCGCTCGAATCATCGACAATGTGTCGGACCGCGATGGCGATTTCTTTAGCGGCCCTGGTACCGATACCACTGTAAACCCGCCGTTGACGCATCCCGAGCCACACCCATACTGGCCTGATCCGTGAGTGTCGTTTGCAGCAACCCAGGTTACCTATCTGCTTCGCTCACGAGCGGACTGGATACTGGCGTACTCCTGTTCCACGCTTGGATTTGGGCAAGCACGCATCGGAACGTTGGGGTATGTACGGCAGGTAAAGCTAGCGGTTCTGACGTGCGCTATCGCGGGCTTAACGTGAACGTGTCCGGGCTCGGCCAAGCTCGCGAAGCTGACGGGACGACGAACAGCACGGCGACATCGGACGATGCCGACAAGTCTGTGGAAGCATGGCACGCAATCTCGGCCAAGTTCGTTTCGTCCACGTCCAGAGCCGGCGCGAACGACGGCGCGTTCGGAGCGACTGGCACGACATCGCGTGTGCAGGACCAGGCGTTCGATTACATTCGCATCGGCGGCAGACCTACCAACGTCGGAGCCAACACCGACGTAAGGATTGCCGGCGTGTCCATTTGGAACATTGCCGGACTGTCAAATGCCGATGTGCTCGCACTAAAGGCGAGACTAGGACTCGATGACACCGAGTCGATTCCAGACCCTCGCACGATCAACGCAGACTCTGGCGCTATTTGGGAGGGGGCCGCACTACATTTCTGGCGGCTGTCTGATGTCGATGACCTGGCCGACTTGATCGGCTCGGCGGATATGGTTGCCACATCGAGCGGCGGTGCTCCTGCGACTGGCGTGAATTTAGCGGCGGCTCCGATCAACCCGCCTTATTCAGACTTTGAGCGGCCGACGATTGCATCGTGCAGCATCGCCACACTGATCGAGGGCACGAACGCGGTACTGACCGGCACGAACCACGAGGTGGGCGGGATCGACCCGACCTCGCTGACTATCGGTGGTGTGGCGCAGACCATCGTTTCGGCGACGCCTACGACAACGACGTTCACACCGACAATCGGCACTCTGCTGTATGGCGTCAGTTATCCGGTTGTTCTATCAAACAACATTCCAGACACAAGCGACGACAACTTTTCTATTGCTATGATCCCGGCAGTCGGGAACGGCGGCACGACGAAGGTGGCGTATGCGGTAATCACCGAGACCCCGCCGGTAAACCCACCGTCACCGAACTGTATCCGAATTTCCGGCACGCCTGACATCGATGTCGGATCTCAGGTCCGTTATAAAACGCTGATCGGTGACGTGGGCGGTGCGAATACTGCGCTGCCCATCAGTGATGCGTCCGTGCGCGATAACGGCGCCGTGTCCGCTGTCGAGGCGGCGGGTCCGGTGTTCACTTTGCTCGCCTCGATCAACAACAACGACGGCGAGGGGTGGTCGACATACGCTTTACAGACATTCGTGCGCGCTGCCGATGAGCCATTGCGGATCGGTTCCGGCGTAATCAACGAATCCGGCAACCTTGGCTCGGTGGTGACGCTGCACGTTGGACAGCAGGTATCCGAGTCGCTGACGTCATGGGATTGGACCGAAGAGGATGATCTGCCGGTATGGGCCGTGCTCGATCCAGACACCGGCGACATCGATGTCACGCACACCGTCCTCGGCACGCACGGTCCGTACACGGTCCGCGCGACCGGGACGCTGGTGCACGTTGATATCGAGGTCACCATCACGACGACGCAGGTCGAGTTAGCATCCCGCTCTGGCGCAATCGGCGGGATGGGTGGGTTTGGCAAGATGGGGGCTCGGTGATGGACGATCGCGCCGAGGATCTGATCAAGCGTCACGGTCGGTTGAAGGCTGACAGGTCTGTCCTCGATTCTCATTGCCAGGAGATCGCCGAGCGGGTGTGGCCGGACCATGCGACGTTCACGCACAAGCCTGGCACGCAGGGCGAGAAGCGCACCGAGAAGATGTTCGACTCGACGGCCGCGCTCGCGCTGTCGCGGTACGGTGCGGCGATGGAGTCGTATCTCACGCCGCGCACCGCGCAGTGGCACCGGCTCAGGGTCCGTGACGAAAAGCTGAACGCTCGGCCGGCCGTGGCGCGGTTCCTTGAGGCGCTCACGAAGTTGCTGTTTCAGGTCCGGTACGCGTCGCGCTCGAACTACGCGAGCCACATGCACGAGGCGTACATGTCGATCGGAGCGTTCGGGACTGGTGTCTCGATGTCGAACGACATGCTCGGACGCGGGATTCGCTACACGGCGTGCGCGTTCGCAGACACGTGGTTCGCGGAGGACCAGTACGGTATGCACGACACGGTGCACCGCGAGTTCCTGTACACCGGGCAGCAGGCGCAGCAGAAGTTCACGCAGGGTCCGCTCCCAGAGAAGGTCGTCAAGGCTGGCGACGAGGGCGATCCGAAGCTGTTCACGTTCCTGCATTGCGTGAAGCCGAACGAGGAGGCAAACCCGCGCGATCGGTCATACCGCGGGATGAAGTACTCGAGCTACTACGTGTGCGTCGATGAGAAGGCGACCGTTGACGAGGGCGGCTACCGAACGATGCCGTACTCGATCGGTCGCGGGATCACGGCGCCTGGCGAGAGCTACGGCCGCTCGCCAGCGATGCTCGCGCTGCCCGATATCAAGATGCTGAACGAGATGGAGAAGACCATCCTGCGCGCCGCGCACAAGAAGGTTGATCCGCCGTGGCTGCTGCACAAGGACTCGCTGCAGGCGTTCGCGTCGCGACCTAACGCGATGAACTACGGCGGCATGACCGCGGAAGGTCGGCCGCTGGCGATGCAGGCCGAGATCAAGGGCGACATTGGCCTCGGCATCGAGATTACCGATGGTAAGCGGAAACTGATCAACGACCACTTCCTAGTGACGCTGTTCCAGATCCTCGTCGATTCTCCGCAGATCACCGCGACCGAGGCGCTGCTCAGGGCTCAGGAGAAGGGGGCGCTGATCGCGCCGACGATGGGTCGGCAGCAGTCCGAATTACTCGGACCGCAGATCGAGCGCGATATCGATCTGTGTGGTCATGCCGGTCTGATTCCACCGATACCGCGAGAGTTGATCGAGGCGGGCGGGACGATTGAGATCGAGTACGTATCGCCGTTGAACCGGCTCCAGCGCTCGGAGGAGGGCGTTGCAATCCTGCGAACCGCAGAGACTCTTGGCGTGTTCGCTCAGGTCGATCCATCCGTTACGAAGGTCGTTGACATGCACGAGGCAGTCCGAATGCTCGCCGAAATTCAGGGCGTTCCGTCGAAGATCATCAGGACGCCGGAAGAGGTCGATGAAATTCTCAAGGACGACGCTCAACAGGTACAACTGCAGAACATGCTCGCTGCCGCTCCGATAGCCGCGCAGACCGCCAAGACGCTCGCGGAGACGCAACAACTCGGGTCGCAGGGGGTGCCGGCGGTTCCGCTGTATCACTGATGAACCAGTACGAACGCATCCAGCAGCGTCGCAACGCATACCGGCGCCTGTTCCTCGACAACGACGGGAAGCTCACGCCCGACGCTCAGGTCGTCATGCTGGACCTGGGCGAGTTCTGCCGTGTGCTCGAGTCGCCCGCGGTTACCGGGCCGAACGGTATAGACACGCACGCTACGCTGCTCTCGATCGGTCGCCTCGAGGTGTTCCGCCGGTTCGGCGAGCATCTGGATACGAGTGATGCGGACCTAATAGGTCTGCAGCGGATGTACCAGAGTCGCGCGGATGATGAGCCTGGCTGATGGTGGTGCCTCGCTCCACTCGGGAGAAGAGGCGAGCAGCATCGGCTGCAACGGAGCAGGTTGTTCGGGACATCGAGCGCGACTCGGGCGCGTCAGCGGTGGCGGCGCACGAGGCGGCGGGGGACGCGCACCCCGGCTACCTGACGCCCGCCGAAGCTGATGCAGCGTATTCCGCACTCGGGCATAACCATGCGTCTGACTACCCGGCGCTCGCTCACACGCACGCCGGGACAACTAACGGTAACAAGCTCGCGCAGGCGAATACGCACGAGTCGCCGGACACCGACGCCGGGGCGTCGAGCCTGCACCACACGATAGGCGCAGGAGCGAACCAAGCAGCTGCGGGTAACCACGCTCACTCTGGCGTGTACGTTCCTGTCACGACACTGGCGACGGTCGTGGTCTTCCAGGCGAACGCAGCGACTGCGGTCAACCTGACTGATCAGGCCACAGCGGAGCAGTTCTTCAACAATGCAAACCGAAACATAACCAAAATAGACCTGACGGGTTACACGCAGTGCCGGCTCATTGCGCGTGTCACTACCGGGTCCGCGTCGGCGAACACCCCTCGGTTGATTTTGAAGTACCACACGTCTTTTTCCACGACTGTTGGTGACTACGTGGACATCGGGACTTCCGCCGTTGTGGCGTCGCTCACGAACACGGGAGTAATCGACAGCGGCTGGATCGCTCTGGCAGCGGGCGCGAAGGCCGACATATTCCTCGCGGTCACGATGATTGGCGGCGACGCTGCGGCCGATCCTGCTGTCGCGCACATGTACGCGCACTTCCGATAGAAACCTGAAGGAGAACGACGATGCCACCAGATGAAGGGTCCGCAGGCGCGGGCAACCCCGGAGCACCGGGGGCAGGTGATGGAGGTTCGGGCGGCGCTGGTGCTGGTGAAGGCGCACCGGCCACAGCGTGGACCGATCGGTTACCGGATGACCTGAAGCCGATTGCGCTCAACAAGGGATGGGACAGCGAGGCTGCCGCGGTGAAGTCCTACGCGGAACTCGAGCGGCTGCTCGGCGCTGACAAAGCTGGCCGCGGGATCATCATTCCGAACGAGGCGACACCGCCGGAAGAGAAGGCCGCATTCTGGGGTAGGCTCGGGCGGCCGGACACGCCGGATGGCTACAAGCTGCCGGTGCCGGAGGGTGATCCTGGCGAGTTCGCCAAGACCGCGAGTGGCTGGTTCCATGAAGGGAACCTCACCACGGACCAGGCGCTGTTCGTCACGGGAAAGTGGAACGAGTATCAGGTCGCGATGGACGCGCAGTTCAAGACCGAGGCGGCGCAGGACAAGGAATCCGGCGAGACGGCGCTGCACAAGGCGTGGGGCGCGCAGTACGACACTCAGGTCGAGCTCGGGCGGCGCGCGATGCGCGAGATGGGATTCACCGAAGACCACATCGCAGCGTTCGCGTCGGTCGCTGGCTACGAGACCGTAATGCGCGGGTTCGCCAAGGGTGGCGTGGGATTCTCGGAGGCGAAAGTGCACGGGTTCGACAGTGATGCTCGCAGCGCTGGCAAGATGACTCCGGAAATGGCCGAGGCGCAGATGGCGGCCTACCAGGCGGATCCGGCGTATGCAGCGGCGCTGAAGGCTGGCAACGCGCAGAAGCTGGCCGAGTGGAAGATGCTGCAGGACATCGCGTACAACAGGCCAGATCCGGCGTAGCGGTTCGATGTCGGCCGCCATGGCAACCCGTGACCACGATTCCGGTGCACGGCAGTGCCACGGACCCATGGTGGCCGCACCCAATCGTAGGCTTGCGCTGACACGTCCTTCAGTAGTAGCGTTCTGATCCGCGGGCAAGCCCGCGGTCGGAGTCTCCCTTCCTGACAACGACGACCGCGGGTGAGCTCTCAATAGGACAAGCGCTCCGGCGCCCCTTAGACCGCGTGAAAGAACGCCGCTAGCGTCGGGCGTAAACGACGAAGGATCGGCCCCGTTCGCGGACAAGCCTTCCGAAAGATGCAACGTCATTTTTCAGGAGGCACACAAAGTGTCCGAGAACTACAACGTTTTCTTCTCCAAGCAGTACCGCTCCAACCTCGTCATGCTCCTGCAACTGCAGGGCGGAAAGTTCCGATCGACCGTGACCGTGGATACCAGCTACGTCGGCGACG